AGTAATCTTTTTATCAATTTCTTCAATTACACTTTTGTTGAGGTCTTCAATCTTACCCTTTTGTCTTTCAATAGGATTAGATGAATTATTTTTATCTTTAGGATCAGAAGGAGTAAGTGTAGCATGAGAAGGATTTAATGGGTCTATATTAGCATCTGAAATTTCATCGTCGAGACGAGCATTCTTATTGCTTACTTCATCAGCTTTTTTCAATTCGTCTTCAGTATATACTTTTTTAAATATATCTTTTACTTTAGATTCTTTTTCTTTATCTTCTTTATTTTTTTCATCAGCTTTTGTTCCTATATAATAGGCTGTTGCACCTACACCAGCAACAGCCAGAGCACCTACAACTTCAGGTGAAGTAATGGCACCGACGAGTAATGGCACCATCTTTTTGAACATGGCACCAATACCAACACCTTCAGCAACATCTAATAATTCATCTGCACCGCCACTAGAAGGTGAATTACCCTTTCCACCAGAAGAATCACCGTCTGAATTTCCGGCTAATTTTAAATTTTGTTCTAAACCAGAGAATTTTTTGACAAGATCATGAGTATCTATCTGCATAGCAACAAGTATTTCATTACTCTTAGAAAGAGTAGTATGAATATTTCCTAATTCATCCAGAATTCCAGATTCTAGATGACTGCCTACAGTATTTAAAGAATTAGTATTATTCGAAATCGAATCATTAATAGCATCACTTTTCTTTAAATAATCAAGTTTTTCATCATCATCCTTGTCTTCAGATGACTTATCGAAGAGAGCGCCTTTGAACATAGGAAATGAGTCGTCCCATGTTTTTTGAGCGACTCCCTTAGACCATTCTGAAAATGATGAACCCATACGACTAGCTAGACTAGATGCCATTTTTATTCCTTTAAATAAATATCTCAAATATTTATAAGGAATAAAATATGCAAATATTAAACAATAGCAAAATTAAGAATGATCCGTTTTATAAGGAGTGGCGTCTAGTCGGAGCTTACGTATTTTTCATAATCTGTTTATATGACTTTGTTTTTGCACCTATTTCATTAGTTTTGTATTCAATATATACAAAAACAGCCTACGTAGCTTGGGTTCCGTTGACAACTCAAGGTGGCGGATTATTCTATCTTGCATATGGTGGTATTCTAGGTATTTCTGCATGGGGTAAATTCTCTGAAAATCGAGATATGCTGAAATTTACAGCAGACAATAATGATGATACAAACAATCCACCGAATGGAGACGAAAAAAAAGGGACTTAAAAGTCCCTTTTTTATTCCATTAATTTGCGGAAGTATTCTTCGTCAACTTCCTGTCCTGTAGCCTTTTTAGAAGGTTCATTGGCGGCCTTCTGTTCCTTTGGTGGGGAACGACCCTGAGTTTCACTCTTGGTGTCTCCTTGGTCTTCTAATGGCTTTCCTGTCTTGGTATCAATTCCAAGAACGAAATCCAAACGCTTCTTCAGAGCATCATAGTCTTTAAAGTTTGAAGGATCGATGTACTGCTTCAAGGACCATTTTGGATTTGACTGAATTTCATTGTAAATCTGTTCCATTGTCTTTTCGTCGGCAAGTGGACCACGTTCTTTCCAAGAGGTATTTGAATAGTTACGCTGAAGTTTATTACCCTTCTTTTCAGAGAAGATAACAATCTTCAAACTTGCACCATTGAATAAATCAAACGGATTTAGCTTTTCAATCTGTTCTAGACTACCTTCGATAACTGGTGGATTAAGAGCACGATTGATATAGTCAAAAATGACCTTACCAAACTTAAACTTTTTGATCTGACCATTATTTTCAGGATTGGCTGAGTCAGAAATAACATAGACATTTGCACGGAAATTTAAATTTCTCTTTTGTGCAGAAGCTTGCTGACGGTTTGGATGATTTTCATCCTTTGTAGAATCCCAAAGTTTCTTGTTGAATTCTCCAACAGGATCAGTAGTATCGATGCCGGGTGTAGTACGTGAGTTTTCGATATACCAGCGACCATTAGCCTGATTTTCAAATGAATGTGAAAACCACTTCACAAATGGAAGTCTTTCAGACTCGATTGGAGGAAGGAAGCGAATAACTGCAATTCCATTTCCAGACTTGTCTACACCGGGATACCAATCGTCAGGATCGGCTTCATATGTTTTTTGGGGGGCATTCTGCTTTTCTAATTCGGCAGAAACTTCTGCTAGAAAGGCATCGCTATTTTTCTTATATGCGTTAAAAAGTGACATAGTTCTCCTTGTATGATTGTATCAAAGTATCGTTGTATGATTGTGTGTTTCCACAGTATTATTTATCATTTTTCCTCGGAAAAATCAAGCAAAAGTTACTTTTTCAGGAAGTTTTTTTTCGTTGCTGCATCAGCAAGTTTTGCTTTCATTTCTTGATCTTTTTTTATTATTGGAAATATAGTCTCAAGCTCTATATCTCGTTTATCACATAGTACAATTATAGCTTCCAAATAATCTAATCCAAAATTAGTCAGATTGTTTAATTCTTCTTTGAATTCTTCTACATTAAACTCGAAATTAATCATTTAATACTACAGGATTTTCTGAAATAATTAAATCTAATATTTCATCAGGAGTTTCTGATACTTCAACAACTCTATTATTAGTCAGACCTATAATTGTTAAAATGTTCTGGTCTTCAGACAAAATAATTCCTTTGGTCTGAATAGGTCTACGAGCTTCAATAGATACAATTTCATTAGGGTTTACATAGACATCATAAAAATGATATCTATTTGTTCTTGTTAAATGAATAAGAGACATTTTTTCCTTTATTTGTTGATGGTGCCCGTAGTAGGACTTGAACCTACACGATTTCTCGGGGGATTTTAAGTCCCCTGCGTCTACCAATTCCACCATACGGGCTTTTAATTTAAATGGTAGGCCCAGAGGGACTTGAACCCCCATGATTTTACTCGGCGCGTTCTAAGCGCGCTGCGTCTGCCGTTCCGCCATGAGCCCATAATACATAATAGCATTACTATTTATAAAAGTCAATAGCCAGAATCCCGATTCTCCACTGGCTGTTTTTGTTGACACTCCGATAGCTGTAGTGTGTCGTTTACGGATTAACCAGCACAAAAACAAAATTTATTGATCGTCTATATATTGACTTTTATAAATGGTGAGCAGGGATGGATTTTCACCACAATCCTTAAGGATGAATAGCACTAACTAGTATCTCTATTCATGCAGCACCACTCTGCCGCCTGCTCATAATAGTAAATGGTCCGCAGAGTAGGAATTCGCACCTACACAGCACAGAGACGGGGCTTTTACAGAGCCTTGGACTCACTCGTGTCCAGCCTGCGGGTTATTCTTAACTAATGGCGCTCTGAGCAGGATTCGAACCTGCATTGATGCTATCGCCTCCTGTTACAGTTACTGCGGCTTAGAAGACCGGACTGGTATCAGAGCATATTCTATTTATTGTTCCAAACTGGTATCGCTATTATAGGCGGTTTATATTCTTTTGTCAAGAGAGAAATCAAACCGCCTACTTTTTTATCTCCACGACCTAACGCATTAATTCTGCATTGATCTGGATCATTTTCAAAGTAAATTTCTTCAAATTCTACATCATCATAATGATGGTTAATAAAAAGTTTAAAAGATTTCAATCGGTTTGGACTACAGAAATCAGGATGCGTTACCACAATATGAGGCTTACCCACCAATAAATCCTTTACGGAAATTGGATCGTCAATGATATACGCATCTGGATACATTTCTCTAGCCAGATGCGTTTTACCAGAGCCCGGTAAACCTATGATTATAGTTACTTTCATATTAACTCGATTTCACCGTCTTTGTTCAACTTGTATGCTACAGCCAAAGCTGAATAATCTGTACGATTTCCGTAATATTCGCTTTCACTTCTTGAGAAATTCAAAATATTTTTCTTCTTGAATTCCATCAATTGTCGAATTGTCATAACATCAAGATCAATAAGACCTAGAGTATGAAGACCTAGAAGCAATTTGTCAACGTCTAAATAATAATCTTCATGATAAGGTTGCGGATCGCTGCTATCCCAACAACTACCACCACTTATACCACCAGTTGTTTCTTCGATACCTAGAAAGCCTTCAGGCAAAAGGTAGTATGCATCCTCATAACCATCCCAATCACCTTTACCGAACATAAGCAAGTCGGCATTGACAACTTTACGTTCTAATTCTTCAATTCTTTTATCTTTCTTAACTGTCATTTTTTCTCTCCAATAAATTTTGTTCAATTTCCTGACCGTGCATCCAATGCTTTACGGTTTGGACATGATTTTTTCGCACATATTTTGAAACTTTTAGACGAAAGTCATTGTATGAAATCTCGTCGGCTACTCGAATAACGTATCCTTCTTGGTTACTCCAATCCATAGAATAATCAATTGCTCGGATATCACGTTCATTCCAAAATCCATCATAAAGGACTTTTACCGGAGTGATACCGAGCAGAGTAAACCATTCTAATGTATCATCCCAAGAAAGGCAAATGTTTTTTTCGTTCCAGATTGAAAATCCCTGAAAATAGTGACTCAGGTCTTCATATCGAATAGAATGGACTGCGTAGAGATTTTCTCCACAGACTCGCCATCCTTCTGGTATCTCATGTGAGATAGAAGACCTGAATTGTTTTACATAATTTCTGGAAGGATGATGACGACCATCTACGCTACGAGCATGAATGTAATCGCGATACATAGTCGTATTTTCACCATCCATTTTTTCAGTTATGATGATACGACCTTCCTTGAATTTATCGAGAGATTTAATAATACGATCATCGTCTGTAATATTCTCTGACCAAGGTAAATGATAGGTACGAGGGTATTTTATATAATTTGTAAAAGTTTCTAAAACCTTACCTTGTTTCAATACCTTTTGAACACTTTCGTCAAAAAATAATTCACCTTTAAGGCGTTGACCATTCGGCAGCAGGATATTACCCCACTTGTCATAAATCTGATCATCGTAAAGCTGCTCTGGAATTACCTTTTTGGCAATCTTGCAAGCTTCACGGACTTCCTCGACCGTGATTTCTGTAGTTTCACATTTGATATGGTGTTCTTCGCACACAGAGGCACCGTTGGCGAGATAGTAACCACCGTCAGACCACAGTCTACGTTCCATTATGTGATGGGCGTCTGCGGCCTTCCTAGAGCAGAAGACGCACTTGTGACCGTCTCTTGCGAGAACAGCCTCTCTAAATGCGTCTCTTGTCATTAACATAAGTCACCTATATCTTCTGTATAACTCGTAAATATTTGTCTGGATGTGCCTTTTCAAGGATTGAAGAAGGAATAACAGAAGCAGACCATTTTGTATTTTCTGGTTTATCAATCCAGTTCACAATATAAAGTGTTACTTCAGCTAAATAAAAAGCAATACCAATAACTTCACCAAGATATATTCCGCCTAAATTGACCCAAACATAATCACCATTTTCAAATTCAGTCATTTCATTTCTCCAAAATCTAAAGAACATAATCGCAAAAATTCAGAAGCTTGTCAAGGACGTATTCCATGGAACAAAGGAAAAAAATACAAACGAAATATTGCACCTTGGAACAAGGGACTCAAAACCGGACCAATGAAACAAGAAACCATAGACAAATTAGTAAATTATCGATTAGGTAAACTATGGTGGAATAATGGTGTCTCTGCTTTAATTTCAGAGACACCATTAGAAGGATTTGTAAGAGGAAGGTTAAGGAAACCCCTTAACTCTTATTCGCATAATCAAGAGCCAGTGTCATTGCTCGGAGCTTCAAGTCCTTGACCTGACCGTACCACATGTTGCTTACGCGAGCATCTTCGGTACGACCCATAAGATGATCAGTAACATACGTTACCGCATTTGCGGCCTGCCACCAGCTATGCGGAGCGAATTCCACACCCGGTTGATGCTCAAGAGCCAGAACAGAAGCCTTGGCGTTCTTGCTCAGTTCCTTTTCGACGGCAATCTTGGAAATCTTCGGAAACACTTCGTTAAAGAATTCCTTGACGCTTTCATCGTTATACTGCTTGGAACCAAGGAAGGTAGCAAGTTCCTCGTATTCGGTCATCTTCTTTTCGACAATACCAAG